TATTTTCCTTCATCATTTCCGCTTTGCTCCATCTTTTTAGATTTAACTCCTTTAGTATGCCACATAACAAGTTGTGCATTAGTAACATCTCCGGATTCTCTACTTGTATTTTCTTCCGGAACTCCTACTAAAACATTCATATTATTAATACTCTTTAAACTTTTGCTAAGTTCAAGAGTCTTATCAACTTCTATTTTTACCGTTACTTTAGTCTTTATCATACTAAATCACCGCCCGCACCAACTATTCTTGCTAACTCAAAAAAATCCCTTCCATATAAAGTTAAATTATAATTTCCTGCGCCTTCCTTTATAATGGCTTGATTATCAATTCCAGCCGAAACATCTCCAACACTTTTATTATTTTTAAGATTAACTGCTTGTCCGGCAACGTCACCTACTAAGGCCGCTTGTTGTTCGGCTGCTGCTAAAGATACATGATGTGCAACAAATAACTCTAAACCATGAGTTAAAAGATCGCCCCATCTATACGTATTCAATCGTAAATCTCCTATTCCAGCCCAAAAAGTTATTGAAGCATCGGAATAAACTTGTATATTAGCCTCGGAAAATTCCGGAAAATGTTGTCTGAATGCTATTAAATCAAAAGCCATTTTTATTCCTCTTTTATTCTTTTTCTTTTTATTATCTTTGTTTTAACTACTTCTTCTTTAACAAGTTCCGGTTGAGTATTCATGTTCACAACAACAGGAGATTTAACCTGAGTTGCTTTAACTGCTTCTGTCAATTCAGGATAGGGATTTTCCATTTTAGGTTTAGGATTAATTTCTTCTACTTTAAATGGTTGTTGTTTTCTATTAAAACTTGCAGACTCCCTTACTCTCAAGTCCGAACTTTTAACAAGTGGAGCAGGACTGGGGATAAGGCTCAAAACTTTAATATCCCCGTCCTGAATTAGTCCTTGAATAAACCAATGACTTAAAAACTCCTCGCTTACATTATGAACTCCAATCCGCATTATTGCTCTATTTTCAATGGGATTTTCTATCGGTCTTTTCAATTCTATTTTTATCATAACCGTCTCCTTTTTATTTTTCGGTTAAATACCATCCCGATAAAGAAGTGTTTCGGGATAAACTACTTCAACGCAACCTAATTTTCCAAAATAGGTTGTAATATGATAGAGACTTCTAAACTCAAGAGGAGTTCTCTGTAAAGGAACCAAAGGATAACGAACTCGATTTCTATCTTGAGTATATGCAACCATACGATCAGTAGCTGCCGACGGCGAACCAGCCGCAACACCGCGTCCAGTCAACCATTTCAAGGGTTGAATATCGAGCTTTTTGCCATTAACACTCAAGGAAATGCAATTATCTTCCAAGAAATTTTTAATTGAAATATTGCCAGCAGTAGAAACTTTCTGGGAAATAATATAGGCAAATTGAGCCGGAGGCAATAACAACTTACTTGGGCATACTACAAAAGCAGCATTGCTCCACGCGGTCTGAATCAATGAATTTATATCGTTTAGAATTTCATCCGCAGTTGCACCAACAAAACCATTAAGCGCGGAAGGAATCCATTGAGTAAAGCCAGAAGCTTTGGTTGATACAAATCCCGTCGTCACCTGCGTAGAATTTACAAGACCATACCGAACAAGACTTGTATCGCCAATATAAACCATTTCGTCTATATCCATCTGATATTTTTTTTGCATACCTTCATACTTTTGAGTATCGACTGAACGGCCTAACTGTTGAGCTGCTATCAATTCGGGAATGGTATAAGATACTTCCATACCCCACAAAAATAAAGGAGCAGAAGTTTTTCCGATATCTAATCCAATACCAGGAATAGCATTGGAATCCCGACCAATAAAGTTTTTGCCGGTAGAAGTAAATCCACCAGTAGCTGCAAAAGTGGAATTTGTGAAACTTGACGCATCATCTGCAATGCTTACATCTTCACGTAAATCAACATCTCTTGACCATGTAACTGCAATTAACGGCTCATGAAGTGTTAAATCAAGCTTTTCTAATTCACTAATCAGAAAAGCGCCAGTACTATCTAAAACTATTTTATCAAAAGTTTGCATCTTTTTTCTCCTACATTAAGTGTTTGTAAAAATCAAACTGATTCATCTTAAAGATTATAAGAAATCTCTACATTACCATCAGTATCAGCTGCTCCCATAAACTTACAAGTTGCAATAGCTGTTTGCCCAGGATTACCAGTAGTACCCTCAACTTTACCGCTCGTATCATTAAAATATACTGCGGCATCTTTAACTACAGTTCCGGCGGTACTCTTGACGGTCATATAACCGCTTCTTAGAATATTCGCTTCCAATACTGTAGAAGGTGTAGCAACTGCAAGAGCTTCATTCGTTTCACTTGCAACCGGATACGGACGCACTAAGAAACCATAAATTGTATCACCAGAAGCAGCTAAAGGTTTAATTTTTCCGGAAACCATTTTAACCGGAACGCCAAACACCGTTACCGGAGTATTCGGGTCCATGATCTGTGCTTCAATTTTAGCCACTTCACGCCGGGTCACATCACCTGCAATACCAGCAGGTATTCTATATAAATAACTTGTCATCGTATAATCCTCCTTGAATTGTTAAAAATTACTTTTTCCAAAATTCTCTATTCTTTCTTTGAATTTTTTGAATTTCAGAAAAACCATCAACCGTTTTTTCTCTAATAGAATCATGCACTATTTTATTGTTTTTTATTCTAATCACCTCTGAAGCTGCATCAAAAGCCATGTCAAGAGCATCACCAGTCAGCCTACCAATATTTTCCATCTTAACGATTTTTCTCAAATCACTATCAGTAGTTAAAGCCGATTTTAAAGCTCTCAACTTAATATCTTTGATTACTTTAATGCTGTCCTTCATGGGCTTTTTAACCATAATTTCGGGGGCAAGCAAATCAACTTTATAAGCTACATCACTCCAGACGGTGTTAATGTCTTTTACTTCAGTAGCCTCTTCTTCCTCTTCTTCCTCTTCCTCAGCATCTTTAGCTTTCTTATCTATATTGGCATGCACTTCCTTGTCTGATAAAACAAGCGCCTCAATAGCTTTTTGAAGAGTAGAAACAGTTCCTGCAAGATCGGCCAATTGTTTTGCCAATTCCGCAATACCCTGGTTCCCAGTTTCCTCTTGATCTTTAGTTTTTTTATCAAGGACTTTTAATTCTTCAACTTTAGCAGCTTCAGCGTCCTTAGCTTCTTGTTCTTTTTTCTCTTCCTCTGAAAGCTCGTCTTTGGCTTTTTTATCGAGAGCCTTTAACTCTTCGGCTTTAGCAGCTTCAGTGTCCTTATTTTGTTCTTTTTCTTTTTTCTCTTCCTCGTCGTCGGGCAATACCTCGTCGAGAGTTTTGAGAAAATCCCTAACCATTTTCTTGAGTTTCATATCTTCGTTATCCTCCTGTAAATTTTTACATTTTCCACAATGTGTACATTCTTTATCGCCAATTGCACACCTGGGCCCTGCTCTTCCTCTAAAAACCAGAGCTACATGATTTCCAATTATATCCCTTTGTCTACCTAAACCCTCCTTTATTTGTTCATACTCTGCATCATATCCACAACTAACTTGCCTTAAGCCATTCTTAACAAGTTCAATTGCTTTCTTCGTAGTTATGACTACATCCGCCAAAAGCAGATCAGCTTGTTCCCTAACACCTCTTCTAACATTTTGAAGAAATCCATGAGCAAGTTCTTTCCAATTTTCTGGCGTAACCATACCTTCAGGATGATCAATAGTTACAGGTTTTCCTTCAAAAGATTTTATAGTTTTTTCGTCAAAAACCTCAGCTTCATCTCTCTGAATAGTGACCGTTCCATCCCTACGTGGTTCTATCGGAACTTCATCGGCTTTGTAATCTTGACTTCCTGTTCTCGCAACAGGCACATCATAACAAACAAGAAATCCTTCGGGAGTTTCTGCTATATGCTCCGAAAGTTGTTCGGTTGTATAAAATTGTTTCTTCTCGTCGCTAATCATTTTTTATACCTTTATATTTAGGGCAAAGAAAAAGGAATGCAAGTTTAGTGGGTAAGCACTTACCTGCATTCCTTAATCTTTCTTTTTATCGTTCCCTAAAGACTGGCCGGTCTATTGGAAAACCCTAAATTTATCTTTTTATATTTCTATGTAAACAACTCCTCATAAAATTTTAATAATTTACTTCTTCTCTAAATCCGTATTCCTTTATAAGCTTAATTGCATTGTCAGGACTTCCGCCATTAATATCGACATATCGTTTTATTTCTCCAGGCGTAGCCCAATCTTTTTTCAGCCATTTAAAAAGACCCTGCAATGAAAGATTTTCTGAATCTTTTTCCAGCTTCTCTATTTCTTTTTCATAAGGCTCAGAATCATAACCCATAGATCGAGCTTTAATTGCTTTAGTTTGAAGGTCTGCTATAAGGGAATCTTGAGCTTGAAAATTAACATATTTTCTAAGGTATTTTTCTTCATAAGCATGCCTTGACCCAAAACTATTCCCACTAATAATTCTCAAAACGTACATTATAGGATTTAATTGTTTATGAATAGCCACAACTTCTCCATTACCCATAGGAGTCATAAATCTGTCGCCTTCTCTTATTTCTGCATCTTTAGCATCCACTCCCTCTATTGTGCCTTTATTCTTGGAAGCATAAAACACACTTTCGCCCTTTTCACCATATTGCTCTTTCATCGCACCCATAATCTCTTTACCCTTTTCGGTAAGGGGGTCTTGGGTAAGAAGGTCTTTGTCGTCTTTGAAATCATTGATCTGTTCTACTTTAACACATTTAACCATTTTGTCTTGGTCATTATGCCCAAGATTAAAATATTTTCCTTCAAAATAATTTTTAGTTTGTTCAATAGGTCCATTTATATTCGTTTCTATAATTTGTCCATTTTCATAAGTACATCTTACGGCTATCATAGCATCTTTGGAATCTTTAATTTTTTTAGGAAGAGCCATCCAAATTTTGTTTTCTGTTTCAGATAATACAATATAACCTTTAGCTTTCAATTCATTATATCTCTGCATTTTATTAGACCCTTCAATAACTTCCCCTACATATTCGTCTTTGTCGTTTTTAGAATCTTTAGGAAAGGCTGCTTTATTGAATTTTTCATTAATTTCTTTATCTATCTTTTCGGCTTCTTTAGTATCGCCTTTTCTCTTTGCTTCATCCCTTTTGTTTTCAAGTTCCTTAAGAAGTTTCGTCCACTCTTCTTTGCTCATTTCGTCTTTGGAGTCTTTAAATTTTACAGAAGCTCCATGCTCTTTTGCCCATCTCAAAACATATTCTTTTGAGTTTCCCGTAGTGGCGGATTCAACATCGCCATATTCATCTCTTATTTCGCCTTCCCATCCGTTGTCGGTCTTTCGTACTATAGCGATTTTTTCAGAATCCTCCTGCAACTTCTCAATCTCTGCATCATAGCCATCAGAAGCATAGCCCATAGACCGAGCCTTGGAAGCCTTGACCTGAAGGTCTGCTACAAGAGAATCTTTAGTTTTATTTTTAGGGTCATCTGAATCTTCACCATAAACTTCCTTACGATTTAAACCATGTTCCTTTATTTTGCTTTCTATGTTAGCATATATTTTTTTAACTTCAGAAACATCACCACGATGCCTCGCGGCCTTATAAGCTTCGACCCAAGACTTCAACCCGCTACTAAGCTCTTTAGATGTTTTCTCATTTTCTTCTTTGCCTTTAGCATTTCCCCGTCTTGCTTCAATAGCTTTTTCTCTTGCTTCGGGAGACCAGTCATCTTTAGAATCTTGGGATTCTCTTAATTTATCAACCTTTGCTTTCAATTCTCTTTTTACTTGAGCTAATTTCCCAGGTTTATCTATGTAATCAATTTCTGCTTTCTTCAAAGCCTTCCCAATTTTATCTAACTCTACACTTATATCTGCATCTTTACTATCATTAGAATTCTTAAGTTCAGTAATCTGTTTAACAATCTTTCTTTCTTCATCCACATCTTTTCTAACACGAGCATTGTAAAGATCTTTTTCTAAACTCTCGATCTTGGATTTAAGCTGTTCGTTGGATAAAGTATCATTGGAATCAAACCCTTTAGAAATCCTTTCATCTATTCCTCGTTTCACCTCTTCAATTGTAATAGACCCCTGTTCCTTAAGTGCGTTTTTATAAACAGTCTTAAATCCTCTTTTTGGACTTATCACTTCATACCCTTCAGATATTTTATTAATCTTATACCCTTTATAATCTTCATCGCTTGTTTTAGAATCATAAGTTCTTTTAACGATCCGACCGCCTTCTACTTTATACAGTTCACTAAGTAACATTTTCAATCTCCTTCAGTATGTTTTTATTAACTGAAATTATTCATTTAAATGTTCAAAAAATAGATAGCACAAAAAGAATTATTATAATTGTGGCAATCTTCTCATTTTCCCCCGTCTTCTTTTAAACTTTCATTAAATTCTTTTATCGATGTTTTCATAAAAGTCAATATCGTTTCTATTTCTTTTAAACAACCCTCGATCTTAACTGTACTATTTCGTAATACATGATTTAAATACTCTCTATTAATTTCAAGTTGATCATCCATACTGCTCCTAAACTTTTTAAAATATTCGTCTTTACGAGAGGAGCCTGCAAATATGGCGATAATTTAATGTAGTTCTTGATTGGTATTTTACCATAAGATCTCTTTTCACCCGCAAGCTCCTCTTGTAAAAACAAATCTTTTATGCTGCCTTTTTATATTCTCCTTCTTTTATTTTAATAAACTTATCCCTTTGCATAAGTCTAATTTTACCATCTATATGAACTTTTGCAGGCCATGTAACATCATCAACCCTAATAAGAGGCGCTGCGCGACATCGGCAATTAAATATACTTCCCGGAAGGTATTTACCATAAGATTTTTTTTCGCCTGCAAGCTCTTCCGGCGAAGGTGGATTTTTCCATTCACATAATACTTTATCCATTAATTTATGAGATTTTCTAACACTAATATCATGCGTACTATGCCAAACAAACCAATTTATATCAACTGCTTCTGATCTTATTTTTACTAATCCCGTTGCAACTCTCGATACTTCTGTACGGGCTATAGTCATTGCTAATGATTTTGAAACTGCCTCGGTTTTCAAAATTTCACGAGCAATCGTTTTGGCTCTATATCTGCCTTCATATAAATTAGCCTGAACAATTTTATGTATTCTTTTAGCTGCATCTAAAGGCAATGAGGTTATTAATTTAACATTGTCATCCATATACTCTTTCAATAGTTTACCTACATCCGTTTTCTTTAATTCTTGTTTCATTAAAAAACTCATTTTTTTGGAGTGTTCTTTCCATTCTTCTTCCGCTTGATTATTTAAAGGTATAATCATTTTGTTTGATGCTTTTTTGGCCCAGGTTTTAACTTTATCTGAATACTCTTTTAATTTATTTATAATATGTTTAGTCGTATTTATATTGTCGGGGTCAAAATTCGTTTTTACGATATTTCCAATCTCTTGACTTATTTTAATTAAATCGGATTCATAGCGTTGCTCTACAGCTTTTGCTTTGCGAATAGAAAAAAATGGTTTTTGAATATCTGTTATCATTGTTTAACTATTCTCCTAAAAACTCTTTGCCCTGTCCACCCTTATATAAATAATATGTAGCATCTTCTTCTTCATCGTAATCAAAATATATTTTCTTGGGTTTAACTTTTGTCATTTTCCATGCAGCCAAAAGCATATTGTTCACGTCTTCAATTATTTGTTTTTGTTCTTCTTGCAAAATTTTCGGTATCATTGTTTAATCTTTTCCATTGCTTCTTTTATAAATTGTAAAAAATGTTCTAAGGCACTTTCTATATTTTCTAATTCATCATGATTATAAGAACCTTGTTTAGGGACCTGCACTTCATGCTCGCCAGTTTTTTGATCAACTACAAACGCCCATTGTGTTTTAGATAGTTTCATTCTTTTTACTTTCCAAAAAATCTTTTATAATCTGGGAATCCTCTACAAGCTTAATAGGCTCTTGTGCCCAATTCTTTTTTACCCATTCATAATATCCAGGAGCATTTACTCCGCCATTCTTTTTCCATTTTTCCATCAATTCTTTTGGCGGCCTAATCGAAGCCATTTTATTTAAATCTATCGGAATATCTTCTGAATCTTTTAACACGACTCCCAAAACTTTCTTTATAAGAACCTTAAATGCAAACCAATCTGAGGCTTTAATAATTTTCTCCATTATAGCTGTTTGCTCTGGATTAGCTTTTTTATAAAAATCAAATAATTCTATTATGCCCATATTGCCAGTATAGGATTCATCCTTATTATTTTCTATATTTTTTGATTTAACAGTACCTTTATCTTTATTTTTATAAACAGGAAACATCTTAAAATATTCAAGCATTCTGACCATTTTATCCTTAAATGAAACTTTATTTCCAACATCATTCTTTTTCATTTCAACAGTTTTCATCTCTTCGGAATCTACATCGATACTATCAACTTTCAGCATCTCTTCTATTTTTTCATTAACATTAAGATGCTTAACTTTAGAAGATAAATTCTCAATCATCTCATTCAATTTCTTTTGAACATTTTCTTTAACTTCTTTATTTTCTAATTTTTGTTTTGCTTGTTTAATTTTTTTAAGCAAAATATCAGTCAATCTTTTTTTCTCACTATCATTCAAGTCAGATAATTTTTTCTTAGGTACTTCGGCATTTGTTTTATTTTCTTCAGGGTTAGCATTTCGTTTTCTTGTCTCAATAGCTTTTTTACGAGCCTCTTCAGACCATTCATCAGTAGTCTCTTCAAGCTCAGTAGATTCAGCTATATCTAAAAGTTCTTCGTCACTTAACTCCTCTTCTACAGGCTCAACTCCTTCAGGCGGTCGTGCATTATCTTCTTTTTCAGCCGCCTTAATATTCTCCTCGACAATATTAGTAAATCTACCGGAAATTCTTGATTGCTGTTTTAATTCCTGGAGAGATATTTTCTTATTAATTATCCCAGCTCCATAAACACCTGCTACTGTTAAAGCATCAGCAGTAGCTATTTCAGATTTTTCTTTATCGTTCATTTGCCAAAGCGGGATAAATTTAAACTCAAAATCTTTGGGTAATTCTTTTCCCAATTCAGACCTACACATAATATCAAACAATACATTTAATTTTGGTCTTAATTGATTTTCTTGTTTTTTGTTTATTCCGTCATAATAATTTCTTATGTCAGATGCACCTGTAGAGGATAATCCAGCAGGGGACTGACCAAATAATCTAACAAGGGGTATTTCCCACGCCCCAGATATCTGCTCCCCAAATTGAATCAATAAATCAGATATACCTGAAAAAGCATATTGATGAACAGCAAAAGTATCTTTAGAATCCAATAAGGTAATTCCTTCATTTGATTGCATTTGCCGCATATATTTAAATTGTTTTAGAACGGCTGCTTCTTCTTTGCCTCCTATAGCTAATGCCTCTCTAAAACCCTCTACTTGGATAACTCTCAAATATGCTTTATAAAGTAATTGAGCTGCTCCCATTGTAGCTGAATCATAAGCCACTAATCGATCAAGCATACGCTCAACAACAGATAGACCCCAAAGATTTTCTGATAACTTTTGATAATAAGGCAGTTTAATTCCATCAAATCTCAGTACTCTTGAATGATGCACTTTCAAAAGTGGTATTCCGGTTGCTGCCGGAATAATAGAATAATATTCCGGCATGCCTAAATCCTTACTCATTTCCTTTATTAAACTTTCAAAAGATGGTTGTATCATCCATCTATCAAGTACAAGTAAACCCTGAAATTTATCTTTACCTATCGATTCAATATTTAAAGGCTTATCGTATTTTGCCCCATCAATAAGCATAACTGCAATAGCTCCGCCATATAATCTTGCCCATTTGATTGTATCACAAAGTTGTTCCCAAATTGCAAATTTACTTATAGAAGATTGCAATTCCTGAATATCATCAGGGCTCATTTCAGAAAAGAATTCAACTCCATTTTTTGTCATGTCTTCTGCAATTGCATCGACCCCAATTCCAACTAACCAACTACTTCTATAAGATGCTTCTAAAAAAGTATGGTTACGACTAACCATATTATTTAACGAATAGGTACTGTTAGACATTAAATTATCGGCACCTAAACCCATCTTCGCATTGAAATTGCTGAAAGAATCGTCCGTTTGTCTGTCTTGGACAAAGGTCTTGTTTATCGGTACATTAAGTCTTTCACGTTTAAGAGCCATTGTTTATTCCTGATTAATTTTGTTAAGCATCATTATCAACCCTTTATGGTAATCTGGACTGCTTGGACTTAATTCTGTTAATGTTCCGTCTTTTTCTTTTCTCAAAACAAATACATTTTTGTCAGGGTAAAATTGCCTCTCAACTTGTAAATTACCAAAATTAAAATATTCGTTTTGTTTTTCATCGAAAGTGCTTTCTCTAAGAGCAAACCCTTCTTTAAGAAATTTTTGACCTTCATTATAAAGGCTTTCCGCTTCTTTTCTAAGTTCATCGGATTTTGTTAAAAGAGCATTTCCCTTGTCTATAAGCCTTGCACCTTTTTCTGCTAATTGTGTTTTATTGTCATCGCCTGTATCGGTATCTTTACCTTTAGTAATATAATCATCCTTTGTTCTACTTCTCAAGTAATCTTTTATAATCCTTGATTCTTTAATTTTCATTTTATTCCTTCCATTCCAAACTTTCTTTAAACAAATGAATCGGTAATTCCACTATATCACCTAAAAACTCTTGATTATTATAATGTGCCAAAAAAGCATCTCTGGCGGCATCCTGACTACTAAATCCCAACATTGCCTTATCTTCTTTAGCACTATAATCTTTTGAATCACTTGGTCTGATTATATAAGCAAAAGGAGCAAACTTGTCGTCTCCTATAAAACAATCAACCTCTTCGCCGTCATCTCCAATTGTCCTCTTAATAAAGCCATAAGGATAAAACATCTTAGTTAATCCGTTTTCGCCATTATGCTTCCATTCTCTAATTGATCCTTTTTCGTTCTCAATAACAATCTGCATCCCTTGAAAACTTATTTCTCTTTTTTGATCCTTAGTTACAACCCGACCTTTAACAATACTCAAATTACTCAATAACATTTTATTCCTTTATTTTTTAATTCCTTCTGTATTTAAATATCTCCACTTGCCGGTATAGCTGGATATAAAACCGTTATACTCCCATAAAGTTGGTTCGCAAATTGTTCTACATGCAACATCATGTGCAGTCCTAATAGCATCATCCCAATCTTGATCATATCCAGATAATACGCTTGGAACAACATGCAAAAGCTGTGCTTCTAATATTATTATTTGCATCCTTTCTTCTGGAGTTGTAGGAACATATAAAAGATGTTCTGTGTTTAAATTACAACCTATTAAAATATAAAACAAAAACAAAAAAGATAAGCTTTTAAATATTTTTTTCATAATCAATCCCCTACAAAATCTGCCCAATCAAATCCCTGACCAACTCCGGCAATTAATTCAGTCATGCCGTGGACCATCGCATCTAATCTGTTCGGAGAATCATCGCCTGGAAGCCACAAACAATTATGAACCAAAATGCCATTAGCATAGAACTCAGGGCAACCTTCAACTTTTAAATTGTAAACGTCTGTTTTCTTGTTAACAGTGGTTATTTTTTGTATAATGTCTTCGGCAACACCTTCTATTGCAATACTCTGCATTTGTCGCTCTACTCTCAAAAACATTGCCATATTCTTTACAAACAACTTGATGCGGTTTAGTAACTTTCCATACCTCTTTTCTAAATTCAGACAATTTAGCTCTTTCAACTGTACTCCATTCGTGCCTCGAATGATATAAGACGTGATGTTTCCTTGTCGCCAATTCAAGATTCTCAATAGAAAAATTGAGTTTATTACCATCCCGATGATGTATGTCAAAATCTTTTGAAATTTTACCATTATACTTTTCCCATATTTTTCTATGGAGTAATTTACCATATCTGTTTTTATAATACCCATCTTTTGTAACAAACCAGCGCATATCTTCAAAAATAATCGGCTTGCCATACTTGTGAAATTCAAGCGGTTTGTATGCCATATATTCGTC